TTCATCAACACCAATGTTGTTGAGTTGAAGGAAACTCCTCTTGAGTTCTACGCTGACTCCAAGCAGGCGTTGCTTGCTGACATGGTCAAGTTCTTGAAGGGCACTGGTCACACTGGCATCTTGCGCGTTGCCAATCAGGTCAGCTACCCTTTGCAAAAGCTCTCTATGGATGAGCTGTGCGACCTTGAGGACAAAGCAGAAGCCGCTTACCGCGCCCTGAAGAACGAGTACCACTTTGCCTACAACGAAGGCGTAGTTCTTAGCTATGAGCCTTGCGCCTCCGCTGGTCGTCGTTTGAATGCCATCCGCAACCAAATTAACGAGATTGACGAAGAAGGTCAGCGCATCGCTAAATACGATGCAATTTCTCGTAGCCAACTCATGCTCGATGACGCCTAAAATCCCGCCCCCTCGGGGGCTTACTTGAAAGAACCATCATGACTAACGAAATCGAAACATCATTCAACACAGAGGCAGAGGTGCGCATCAGCGCTGACCAGTACGAGGGCGGCGTATGGCTGTCCCTGCAAGGGCGCCGCTCGATGATGAGCGTCCCAATGACCCGTGCCGAAGCCGAACAACTTCTGGCTAACCTGCAATTAGTTTTAGCTCAAGAGGTGACAGCATGAATCAACAACAGATTGAAGAGTTCATGGGGGAGCTTAGCATCGGGCGTGTCATTCGAAGATTGCCCTCTGAAGATAGAAAACGGGTATTCCAACAACTGGTGGCAACAGCACCAGAGTTTTCCGCTAAACAGTTTTCAATGTTTGGCTTGAAAGGCTCGTTTGGTTTGAGTGATCAGCACCGCCTTAACATTTCGGCTGGCATCAGAGCTTCGCTGGCAAAAAAGAGAGCAACATCATGAGCGAGACCAACATGAGCCCATACATCAAAGGTTTCAACGCAGGCGTGGACTGCGTTCTGACCGAAATTGAGCGCCTCGAGAAAATAGCCCCTATAAACCTCAAACAGCTCCTCAAGCACCTTGACCCTCAACGCGACCAGAAAACGGCTCCAAAGCCCGATAAAGGGGCTCCATGAGCATGGCTGTGATCAAGAGCGTACGTGTTGCGCTCCGCGGAATACCTGATGGCATGACCCTAGAAGAACTAGCGGATCTGCTCAACAGACCAAGAACTAACGTCAGGAAGGTTCTGAAGAACATGCCAGACGTTTACATCGATAGATGGGAAGTAGCACCAAGGGGGCAATACAAAGCCGTTTGGTGCGTGGTTATCCCTCCAAATGACTGTCCAAGACCTGAAGGAATGAGCAATGATTCATACTGACGAAGACGACGAGTTTGCGCGCATAGAGCGTGAGAACGCCATGAAGGGGCAACCCTACTACTACAAGCCAAGCACTGAATGGAAAAGCTTAACAGACGAGGAGATTCAGAAAGCTTTAGGTGTAACTGCTGAGAGCTCCAACTGGAACATGATCATGGTGCTCGAGTGGGCAAGGAAGATTGAAGCCGCATTACTGGAGAAAAACAATGGATGACGATGACGTACAGGATTACGTACGCTCTTGGAAGGGTTTGACGGATGAGGAGTTTTTGAAGGCTTGTCAACTTGCCGAAAATGGCAACTATTTGGTTGCGTTTCAACGTATTCAAGAGTGGCTCAAGGAGAAAAACACATGAGCGAAGCAGAACTAAACATCTGGGAGAAGGCACTGGGCTGGCGCAAAAGACAGATGATCCAACGCCAGCTCGATCCCATCACAAGCAAGATCAGGAACGACACTTTGGAAGAGGTAGCGCTCGAGTTCGATAAAATGCGCAATGGTGGGGATACCACGGCAAGCTTCGCCGCATACGTACGAGGACTCAAGAGATGACAAGAAAAGTAGCAATAGTCAGCCCTTCCTATGATGGGAAGATTGTATGTGACCACGCTATTGCACTGGTGACCATCTTCCAAAGAGCGGCTAAAGAGCGTCCTGACCTAGACCTGAGCCTGAACTACTGGATGGGTGAAGCTCTCCTACAAAAAGCCCGAAACAACCTGTTCTGCGACGCATACGACAGTGGGGTAGACGACATTGTGTTCTTAGACGTAGACCAAGGGTTTGATGCGCAGGCGTTCTTTGATGTGCTTGACCACCCTGTAGACGTGGTAGGGATCACCGCTAGGATGAAGACAGACGACGAGCGCTACACACACCGCCCAGAAGACCCTAAAGAGCACCGCTGGGATCAAAGCTTGAAGCTGTTGGAGGTAGAGTACCTTGCTACAGGATTTTTGCGCCTAAGCAGGAAAGCCATGAAAGCTCTGTACGACGTGTCAGCACCCTACAACGACGGAAAAGAGAGAAGACTTCAGATCATCAATGGTGGAATGATCTCAGAAGACATCCAGATTGGTAAGAAGCTCAAAGAGGCTGGGTTCCAAAGCTACTTAGACATCCGCCACACCTGTACACACTTCGGTGTCAAGAAGTACGAGGGTGACTACCAGTACAAGTACGCTGAGACAATCCTCGAAGGACTGATGGAGAACCACAAATGACAGAGCAGATTTGGGAAGCTGACTGGATCAGCGAAAACCCTGAGCTGGCAAACAAAGCCATCACAGAGCTACAGACGCAGGTACAGGAGCTGGAATCAAAGCTTAAACATGCAAACAACAAAGTCGCAAAACTTGACGCACAAAACAGAGAATTCAAACTTACCATCAAGGACATGGATAGAAGAATCATGAAGGGATTAAAGGACTGATTGCACACTGAGCCAAAGATCCGTTAAACTTTGCGTTAAAGGAGCTCAGTGATGGCAAAGAAACCAAAAGATCTTTCCAGCGACACAGTCGCCGATGTGACAGGTAAGCCGCAAACAGAAGTGAAAGCCAAAACAGGCAGACCCTCAAAGTACACACCAGAGATAGCAATACACATTTGCAAGCAGTTAAGCGATGGTATACCGTTAAGAGAGATATGCAGACAAGAGGGTATGCCAGCTTGGCAGACGATTTACGATTGGATGTATCGCGACGAGGATCTTTCCAGAGCCATCGCCCGGGCGCGTGAAATCGGTTACGACGCCTTGGCTGAGCAATGTCTCGAGATTGCTGACACCCTGCACATGGGAACAAAGAAGGTCTACAGCTCTGGCGCTGAGGACGACGAGGACAGCATGACCGTGACTGAAGAGGACATGCTTGGTCACCGTAAGCTACGCATCGAGACTCGCCTCAAGCTACTAGCCAAGTTCAACCCCAAGAAGTACGGCGAGTACCGTGAACCTGAGAAGGCTGTGGATCCTATGATCATTGACACTGAGGTTAAGAACGTCATGGACGTGGCTATCAAGCGCCTCGAGCTCATTCGGATCGCTCAATGAGTGAGGTTGTCGACAAAGACGTGTTGGACATCCTTGCTGATCCGAACATCAGGAAGAGTCTGGGCCCCTACCACTCGATGGCATACGCCAGACGGGCTAAATGGCTCTCAGGGGCGTTCAATCACCAGAAGCTACCCCAAGGTACTTGGTGGAGTATCTGGCTCATGCTGGCGGGTCGTGGGGCAGGGAAAACCCGTACAGCGGCAGAACAGCTCTGGTGGTGGGCGTGGGAGAATCCCGGCACCCGTTGGCTCGTGTCCGCCCCCACATCGATGGACGTCAGGGGTACGTGCTTTGAGGGTGAGTCAGGGTTGATCGCCGTGATCCCTGAGATCCTGATCAAAGACTACAACAAAGCCCTGCACGAGATCGTCCTGATCAACGGGAGCCTGATCAAAGGTATCAGCGCTAGCGAACCTGACCGCTTCCGTGGTGGTCAGTACCATGGCGCATGGCTAGACGAGCTTGCCGCTTGGGACTACCTCGACGAAGCTTGGTATAACATTCAGTTTGCCGTACGCTTGAAGAAGGACGACGGTCGCACCCAGATCATCGCCACGACTACCCCACGACCCAAAGACCTCATTGTAGAGCTCGTAGGGCGTGAAGGAGAGGACGTAGCCATGACGACGGCATCTACCTACGTCAACCTAGCTAACCTCGCTCCAAGCTTCCAAAAGCAGATCCTTAGCTATGAAAATACCCGCATAGGGAGGCAGGAAATCCATGCGGAGCTCATAGATGCCGAGGAATCAGGGATCGTCAAGCGTGAGATGTTCAAGCTGTGGGCGCCAAACAAAGAGTTCCCCAAGTTCGAGTACATCATCCAGTCCTACGACTGCGCCAGCTCAGAGAAGACTGTCAACGATCCGACAGCGGCCATCACGTTTGGTGTGTTCAAACCGTTGGATGGCCCCATGTCCGCCATGGTGATCGACTGCTGGCAGGACAGGCTCCAATACCCAGACCTGCGCCCCAAGGTGATCGAGGAGTACGACGTGGTGTACGGTGAGGGCAAGAACAAGAAGAGGGTTGACCTGATCCTTGTGGAAGACAAGTCCGCAGGTATAGCTCTTATACAAGACTTGCAACGTGGGCACCTGCCAGTGCGCGCATACAACCCCGGCAGGGCTGACAAGATCCAACGCCTGAACATTGTCTCCAACATCATTGCCGCAGGGCGTGTTTGGATACCTGAGAGCAGTGTGAGGAAGGGCTACGTCAAAGACTGGGCTGAGGGCTTCGTCTCCCAGATCTGCTCCTTCCCTGACTCAACCCATGACGACTTTGTGGACGCCTGCACCCAAGGGCTACGGTTCCTGCGTGACGCTGGTTGGCTAGACATCGACGGAGCACCGCGGGACGACTACGACATGGACGACTACATTGACAGTGGTCAGCGTAAGCTTGAGAACCCATATGCCGCATAAGGTGGGAGTCATCATTCCCACGTACAAGAGACCTGACCTGCTCCGTCAGGCGGTGCTCCAGTGGATCGTGCAGACTGTCAAACCTGACGTGCTGTGCATCAACCAGAACGGGAGCGAGGAGAGCTACGAGTGGGTGATCGAGGACTTGAAGCCCTTGATCGAGATCAAATGGATCCACGTACCTAGCACGATCAAGCAACACCTGTGGTACGCCCTGCCCTTGAGCCAGCTCCTTGGGGAAGGGTGCGACGTGTTCCTGTGGGCTGACCACGACGACATCTACTACCGTGACCATGTGGAGAAGAAGCTTGCCGCCTTGGAAGGACACGACATGACGCTGTCGGATACGTGTGGGGTGTTGTTCCTCAAGCCCCATGACTACAAGTACCAGAGACCTGAGAAGTTCACCGCTCACGCCCCCGGTGGTATGTCCTCCTCCACCGCCTTTGGCAAGAACTTCGCGCTGGCGCTGATGCTCGACTTGGTAACCGACGAGGAGTTCTACTACTCTGACAACGTGCTGGCTTATACGACTATGCCCAAGCACGACGTCCACGTGACTCAGGACGTGACCACGGTGTACGTCTCCCACAAGGGATCACACAGCTCTGGGCACTGGGCTGAGAATGTTTTGGGATCGTAGACACAGCATGAGCACCAAGGTATCATTGGGGCAACAGCAACTCAGCGGGATAAGCCATGGCTGACGAAAACAAACCAGCGTTCTACCCACGAGTCGGTAGGAACATAGCTAAGAACTTTAGGTCAGCCCAGCCTGCTCCGTTCATTGACGATCCAAGAGCGATGGAGTTACCCTTTGAGTATGGGGACGTATTACCGACACGAGAAAACCTTGAGCTAGATAGGCGCAGAGGTGTTCGCATCGCTGACCTCGAGCGCCAAAAGAGCGCTGACACATCTCCGCTAGAGAAGGCGGCTGGTGCATTGCAAGCTGTACGGTTAATGGGCTCTGCTCTGACTCAGTCCATCAACTCGTTGCCCACCCGCTTAGTGCATGGCGACAAGGCGGCTGAGAAGTTCATGGAAGAGCGCATGTACAAGCCTGAGCAACCACTGGCGTATGAGTACGCAGGTGACGTAGGCAACTTCCTTGAGAAGCTTGAGACCGAGTACAAGATTCCGCCAATGTTGCCAGAGGCGGTGGCTTTGCAGTACTTGACAGGCCCCGCCACGTCCCAAGCCATGAGAACAGCAGGCAGGGGCGCAGAGCAAGCAGGCAGAGCTATCGAGCGCCGTATGGAGCCCGTCGTTAAGGGCGCCCTAGAACGTGGTGGTCTATCTCGTGAGATGGTCTTAGGTATGGGCGCCAACACGCAGTCCAACGTAATCAAGCCCTACGGTGGCAATTGGTTGGGTGGTGGTGAAGGTCAGATTGTGACTCCTGAAGGCAATCTACAGAGGCTAAAGACAAGCACATTTGTTGGTGAGACACCAGCCGAGCGCATACCCAAGCACGAAGAGTTGCTGAACGACCCAACACTGAACCAAGACCAGCGAAACCGTGTTCAACGTATGCTTGATCAGACTAAGGGCGAAGCCGCGGTTGACAAGTGGATTGATAGCAACTTGACTAACTACGTCAAAAAGGAAATGGGTACACGCGATGACCCAGTTCGCAAGCTGGCTGAAGAGGGCATAGTTCACACCCCGCTGAATAACGACCCAGATCGCATGGAATACCTGCAAGCCATACGTAAGGCAGAGGGCTACCCTGCTGAGGGCATGGGCAAGTCTGAGCTTGCTAAGCAGTGGGAGAACATATCCGATGATTCAATCAGGGTCACTAAGGCTGGCAAGATACAAGATGCGGCGACTATTGCCTCAAAGCTTGAACAAGCTAGAATTGAGATGGACGCGTATTCAAAAGAACTTAATAAAAAATTTCTTGCTCGCATGAGTGATCAAACAGGCAAAGAAATCTTCAGCCCAAAAGAAGCTGAAATGCTTATGAACATGCAGGATTGGCAGAAGGCAGATATTTTGGGTGACCCGAAGTACAGCGAGTTAAAAGAAAATTTATATGGATTGATGGCAAGAGAGCAGGGCTTTGAGAAGCGAGCTGGTGAAGCCAATCCGTTTGTTAGCAAACTTGACCCAGAGACTAAACTGTATTCAGGCTCAACATACGATTTGGGCTTTGACCATATCATTGATGTCTTGCGTGAAGACGTAGCCGCTGGTCGCATACGCCCTGAGCAACTGAACAAGGTCAGTATGGAGCAGGCAGTACGCCGAACCTATGAGTACGACCAAGAGCTGGCTAAGAAAATGAACGAGGCTCGTTTAACCGCTCGTGCTGAATTGCCTGTGTACAAAGATTACCCAGAGGGTCTAAAGTGGGTGGAACTTAATCGACCCGGCGACTTTGCCGCGGAGTCAGACGCTATGGGTCACTCCGTTCGTGGCTACGAGCCACCAGAAGGCAATCCCGATTGGTCTAAGAGTTCAGGTGACAGTGGTTACTCTGGCTACGGACTTGGTGGCTGGGAAGCTATTAAGAGCGGTAGAGCCAAGGTCTACTCATTGATCGACTCAAAGGGTGAGCCACACGTCACCATTGAAACTGGCAAGAGCCAATACGCCCCACGCCATAATCAGGTGCTTCAATACAAGTCAGCGGCAGAAGAAGAAGCCAAGCAGTTGCCAAACGGGTACACCGATTCAGATGTGTACGACATTGCAACACGCATGGCGAAAGAGAACACGCCTGATTTCATCAACCAAA